ATCGTATGTCACACATTCCAACACGCTAATCAGCCCGGAAACACCACAGTTTACATGACAACTGCAACATTGAATCCACGATATGAAATAACAAATACTGGTGCAACTACTGGTAATAGCACAATGAAACAAATATGTAGCACTGTTATTTCTGAAGGAGGATTTACGCCAAGCACTAAAATAGGGTATGTTACTAACAATACAGTTCCTACAAGAGTAGGTTCAGCAAATACAGTAATCTCATTATGTTCAATAAGATTAAATCCTGCATATCCGGATGCGGTTGTGGTTCCTGCTCAAATTGATTTGTTATTACTTGATGTTCGTTATGGTCAGTTTCAGTTAATTGAAAACGCAACTATTGCAAATGCCTCATTTAGTAATGTGGCAGGAACAGTAGTTCAAAGTGCCATACATACTGATACTATAACAAATGGTACAGTTGTTTATGCAGGATTAACTAGTAGCCGTGATGAAGTAGAAATTAGTGAAGATATTAAAAAACGATTGCAATTGTGGCGCTATGCTAATGGTACACCCAGCACACTAACACTTGCTGTAGCGTACACAGCTACCAATGCAGATTTGTTGTGGAAAATGGGCTGGGAAGAACTTACTAACTAAGTTTTTGGCACATAAATACGTACTATGAGTGGATCACCTTCTTTAGTAAAAACGCCCTACACAAAGACTAAATTCAAGACACAAAGAGACCTTGACGACTTTGTGAAATGTTGCGATCCGGATACGGGTTATCTGTACTTCATGGATAACTTCTTTATGATTCAGCACCCTACTAGGGGTAGTATGAATTATCATCCATGGAAATATCAAGAACGATTAATAGAAACATATCACAAATATCGTTTCAGTATCAGTCTAATGCCTCGACAGTCAGGTAAGTCAACATCAGCCGCAGGATATCTACTTTGGTACGCTATGTTTGTACCTGACAGTACGATTCTTATTGCGGCGCACAAGTATACTGGCGCACAGGAGATTATGCAACGTATTCGTTATGCATATGAAGCCTGTCCCGACCACATTAAAGCAGGTGTGACCACTTATAACAAAGGGTCTTTAGATTTCGAGAACGGATCTCGTATCGTTTCAGCAACCACGACAGAAAATACAGGTCGTGGTATGTCTATTTCATTGCTATACTTAGATGAGTTTGCATTCGTTAGACCTTCCATTGCTGAATTGTTCTGGACTTCTATCACACCTACTTTATCTACTGGTGGTAAAGCGATTATCACATCAACTCCAAACAGTGATGAAGATCAATTTGCTCTAATTTGGAAACTAGCGAACAAGTGTGAAGATTCATACGGTAATGAAACCGAACTAGGAGTTAACGGCTTCAAATCATACAGAGCATATTGGACTGAACAGCCCGGACGTGACCAAAAATGGGCTGATGAAATGAAAGCCCAATTAGGTGAAGATAGATTCCGTCGAGAGATTGGATGCGAATTCATTATTGCTGACGAAACATTGATAGCTCCTACTACGTTAGTTGATTTAGAAGGTATAGAACCAGTTAGTCGTATGGGTCAAGTACGTTGGTATAAAAAACCTAGTAAGGGTAACATATATACTGTTGCATTAGACCCAAGCTTGGGCACAGGTAGTGACCCTGCAGCTATACAGATATACGAAGCGAACACTACTACACAAATAGGCGAATGGAAGCACAACAAAACTGACATTCCTACTCAAATTAAATTGCTAGCACAAATAAACAAATACATCGAAGATTGTACCGGTGAAGCAAGCAATATCTATTATTCAGTAGAAAATAATTCGATAGGTGAAGCATCTTTGATATCGTTAAACGAATATGGGGAAAGTAATATTCCTGGAATTTTCTTAAGCGAAAAAGGTAAAAAGAGAAAAGGTTTCAACACTACGCAAAAAGTGAAATTATCGGCATGTGCCAAATTCAAAACGTTGATTGAGAGTAAAAAGATGACGATAAACAGCAGAAGTTTAGTATCTGAGTTAAAGTCATTTATTGCGTCCGGTGGCAGTTATGCAGCCAAAATTGGTGAAACAGACGATTTAGTCATGGCCAGTCTATTAACAATCAGAATGATGCAGGAATTATCAGACTATCACTATAAATTAGAAGAACAAATCCGAGACCATGATGAATACATTGAACCCTTACCCTTCTTTGCTGTGATAAGTTGATAAATAGATTATGCCAATACAAAATGATTCTTTAAACCGTAAATTATACGATCTCTTGAATTCCCGCGGTTACAATCCAGTACCTAGAGACAGTGATGTTGCTAGTGCAGGAAAATCTGTGCCTCCGGAAGAAGCTGACGTATTCAAGTTTACGTTCACCCAAGGTGACAAACAGATAGATGATGCTTGGGTATCAGTTGATGGTGCTCAAAATCTAACATTATATTACGACCAAGAACTAGCAAACAAAGCGTCCGATAGAACACCCGGAACACAGTTTGATGATAGTTGGTACGGATTATTAAGACATTTGAAAAAGTGGGCCCATGCTCGTCAATTGAGCTTTAAATTAGAACCCAAAGAAAAAATTGATAGTGACATGTCACAAAGGACTTATATGAAGAAGAAAGAACAAATCGCAGAAGGATACTATCCAATGGGTAAGACAGCAAGTTACAGCGATGCAGTACCGACTGTAAAGATTATCCTACAACATTCTCGCCAAATTCAAGAAGGTGAGCAGAGATATCGTAATGTTTCTAAGATTTTCTTAGAAAATGCAGAAGGTGAAAGATTTCTTTCTCCTACAAACAAACCCGGTCTTGCGCAAGTATATGCTCGCCATTTAGCAGAAGGTGGAATCCCTAACGATGATCGCTGGAATCACTTAAAGACTATCTGTGAAGAATACTCAAAGATGGCAGGATTCGTTCGTGCCGTTCGTGGCAATCAATTCAATGAGTCAGCACAACGACTAGTTAACGAAGGATTGAATCACTATCAAACATTGCGTGAATCACTAAGCAAGTTGCGCGGCAGTCGTGGTTATAACACATACTTTGAATCATGGACTCCTTCATTGATGGAGAACGAGGGTGATGAGCAAAATAATCTAAATGAATTGTTTGTACAAGAAACATTGGATCCTCGTATCGAATCAGTAATGCCAATTCTTAATAAACTAAGCAAGAACTTAGGTGAGATGAAAGAAGTCAGTGAACTAGCTGAATGGGCAGATAGTTTAGTAGAAGCTCCTGGTGCAGAAACATTGGCTCACAATCAAGCAACAGAAAAGTCTAGACTAGATGCATTTGATTTAGATGAAACTGATGGCGGACAACAAGCATTGAATCCAGTTGGAATCCCTGAAGAAGATGAATTAGATGAAGCAATGGATCCAGAGAAACGAGCAAGACTTGACGATCTTATCGGCATGTATAGAGACAGTACAGATCCGTCAGATTACTATGATTCCGAGTATGAAGATCCAGAAGAAGTTTTAAACATGATTAGATCAGAGTTTGGTGACCGTGTTGCTTCTACAATTGAAGCTGGCACTGACAAGATGCACTTCCCTAGAAAAGATCACGATCAAGGCTATGATCCGATGAGTTGGAAAAAGCCAATAGATAGACAGACTAAAGCTGGTAAAATGTACAAGCAAGACAGTGACTATAGGAAGAACACTATCAAGGCAAGATTCAACAATCGCGGAAGTAGTGCCATTGAAGGTGTAGAAGAAGGAATGTTAGATGGATCAGATGAAATCGATAGTCCAGTCGCTAGTGCTATTCTAAGAAGAATCTTAATGCAACGAACAGATTTGCTAGCAAAGCACGGACCAGAAAAGGTTTCTAATGCAATCGGTGATGTTGCTGAGTTTGTTGGTGATGTTGACGAAATTGGTTCAAGTGATGTTAGTGGTTGGATTAAACAAATTGAACAATCACTAAGTGGAGTTGACGAAGGTATCTTGGACACAGTCAAGAAAGTCGGCGGCAAAGTGTTAGATAAATTAGGTCACGGAAGTGACGAAGATTTACTAAAAGACTTGCAAAAGAAAGCAGGAGTTCGTGGGCCAAATCACGGTAAGCCAAGCATGGCCCAATCTGATGTTGAGAAGCGTACTGATGAAGTTGATATGGGTCAAGCCGACAGTTCATTAAGAAATGAACCAAAACAAGATAATGGTAAAATGGATCACTTCACTGCATTAGGAAAAGCATCAAAGAAAATGGGACACGACCATTATATGGATGTACCCGATGACAAACTTGAAGCACTTAAAGCAATGGTTAAGAGATTCAGAGCCGGTGAAGAAGTTGAAGAAAGCGCACTACAAGCATACTTAGGTGATAAGAAGTACGGTAAAGATGGTATGGATGCACTACGCAAAGCTGGACAAGAAGATGCTAGCGAAAAGACAATGCAAAACATCCGTGCTAAGTATAGCAGTAAAGAAGAACCTATATCTGAAGAAGGTGTGGCGGAAGCAGCAACACCAGCCGGTGCCAGTAAAGTATTGAGACTAATACAACGACATAAACCAGAATGGTTTGACAATTATGGCATGGGCGAAGTTGAAGACGTTGTGGTTGATATGGCAGAAATGGGTCAGTTTCGAGGCACGGGAGATGCGGTCGCCTTGGCTCTAGTAGGAGAAGAACTAGAGTCTTTGTATGGTCAGCAAGGTATGGCGGAAGGTGAGTTCGCAGGTGATTTTGCAACAGGTGAAGCTGGTCAGTGGCGTAACAAAGGTCCTAAAGCAAACAAACCAGCAACAGTGGGTGACTTAGTTGGTGAAGGAAAAGAAGATTTGGCTGCAATGATGAGAATCGTTAACAGATAAAAGGGTAAATAAACCTCACTTAAAAGGTGAGGTTTACCACATCCGGCATAAATACTATTGACATACTTGTAAGCGTTTGCTATACTTACATCTATGTTAGACACTAATAGGTAGTGTCGAATATTAAACGAGACCATCTCAATTTTATAAGGAAATATATCATGGCATCATTAGCAGAAATCCGCGCTCGTATCGCAGCGCAAGAAAACAAGCAACAAAAGGGAGCATCAGGCTCTCAATCTGATAACTCAATCTATCCCCACTGGAATATGGATGAAGGCACGAATGCTACAATTCGTTTCTTGCCAGACGCAAATTCTAGTAACACTTTCTTCTGGGTAGAACGTCAAATCATCAAGCTTCCATTTAATGGTGTCAAGGGTGATCCTAACGTAAAACAAATTCAAGTTCAAGTACCATGCGTAGAAATGTACGGCGATAGCTGTCCTATTCTTGCAGAAGTTCGTCCTTGGTACAAAGACGAAACTCTTAAAGAAATGGCAAACAAGTACTGGAAGAAGCGTAGTTATCTATTTCAAGGTTTTGTTCGTCAAAACCCAATTGGTGATGACAAGACTCCTGCGAACCCGATTCGTAGATTCATCATCAGTCCGCAAATCTTTGCAATCATCAAGTCTAGCTTGATGGATCCTGAAATGGAAGAATTGCCAACAGACTTTTTGCGTGGTCTTGACTTTAACGTTAAGAAAAGTAGCAAAGGTGGTTACGCAGATTACTCAACTAGTAACTGGGCACGTAAAGAAAGCCCGTTAACTGAAGCAGAACAATCGGCTATTGAAGCACATGGATTGTTCAATCTTACTGATTTCTTGCCTAAGAAGCCAGGTGAAGCTGAGTTGCGTATTATCAAAGAAATGTTCGAGGCAAGTGTCGACGGCCAACCATATGACAACGAACGTTGGGGTGCTTACTATCGTCCATATGGTCTTGAGGCTCCTGCAGGAACTACGGCTGAACCCTCTGCGTCTGCTGGAACCAGCGCACCCGTAGCAACTCCCGTAGCAGAAACTTCTACTCCACCTTGGGATGATGACAACACATCAGCTACACAACCTGTACAAGTTCCAAAGACTGCACCAGCATCAAGTGACAAAGCACAAGACATCCTAGCGATGATTCGTGCAAGACAAAAATCTTAATGGAATCAGGGGAGCATTCGCTCCCCTTCCAAAGGAGAATTAAATGACACTACCAGACGAAAGATACCGTGCCCTCAAGCAAGGTAAAAAGCTATTGGAAGAACTATGTGACCCAGGCCGTACACCAAGAGTTCCTTCATTAGTTAGAGATAGGGCAAGGGGCGTCCTTAGACATTATCCTAGTGATTATGAATTAGAAAGAATTGCGGACAATTGTCCAGAGTTCCTTGACAAAATCTCATTTGCTGATAGAATGTATATGAACGCCTCACAAAAAGTAACAGGAGAATAATATGACAAAAAAATTAACTAAACTAGCAAAGGTAAATGAATCAATCACTATCAATCGTTATGACAACGGTTGGATGCTAGAAGCAAGTGGTCGTGACAATGAAAATGATTGGAAGACTAGCAAAGTAATGTGCAACACCGAAGAAGAATTGCTTGCAATTGTTAAAGAGTGGAACGCTATGGAGTTGGATAATTAAAATGGGAAAACCTTTTGACATTAGTAAGTTCCGCAAGGACATTACAAAAAGTATTGAAGGTCTATCAATTGGATTTAACGATCCTACTGATTGGATCTCAACTGGTAACTATGCTCTCAATTATCTCATTAGTGGCGATTTTAATAAAGGCGTACCTCTTGGTAAAGTTACTGTCTTTGCCGGAGAGTCAGGATCAGGCAAATCATTCATCTGCTCAGGAAACTTAGTACGTCATGCACAACAACAAGGCATCTATGTAGTCTTGATTGACTCAGAAAACGCATTGGACGAAGCATGGCTTCATGCTTTAGGCGTGTCAACCGCAGAAGACAAACTGTTGAAGTTAAACATGGCTATGATTGATGACGTTGCTAAAACAATTAGCGAATTCGTAAAAGGTTACAAAGCACTGGCAGAAGAAGATCGTCCTAAGGTTTTGTTTGTAGTTGACTCACTAGGTATGTTGTTAACACCCACTGACGTTAATCAGTTTGAAGCAGGTGATATGAAGGGTGACATGGGTCGTAAGCCTAAAGCACTTGCCGCACTTGTTCGTAACTGTGTTAACATGTTTGGTAGTTTAGGCATCGGTATGGTTGCAACTAATCATACATACGCAAGTCAAGACATGTTCGATCCTGATGATAAAGTATCAGGTGGTCAAGGTTTCGTTTACGCATCTAGTATTTTAGTTGCTATGAAGAAATTGAAACTGAAAGAAGACGAAGATGGTAACAAGATTAGTGATGTACGTGGTATTCGTGCCGCATGTAAAATCATGAAAACTCGTTATGCTAAACCTTTCGAATCAGTGCAAGTTAAGATTCCATACGAAACAGGTATGAGTCCATACTCAGGTATGCTTGATATGATTGAAAAAGCAGAAATGGTTAAGAAAGAAGGCAACAGCCTAGTCTATACCACACTTGATGGTGAAATCATTAAGAAGTTTCGTAAAGCATGGGAAGCAAATACTGACGGATGCTTGGACAAAGTTATGGCCGAGTATGCTGAAAAAACTAAATCAACGATAAGTACTGTATCTAACATAGGAGAGGAAGATACAGAATGAGTTTAGATTTCGTAGCAGAAGTATGGGATGCCCTAAGAAGTCACATAGACTTTAATGAAAGAAAAGATGCTGCCGATACCCTTGTCAATCTTTTGATTGACAGTGGGCATGATGCAGATGACATAAAAGAATCTTTCAGAGGCGATAAAGATATCGGTGGTGCATTAAAGTTTTACAGAGAACAGCATGAAACTGAAGAGGAATACGAAGAATACGATGACGAAGAAGACGATGATTGGTAATTAATGAACTGGTACACTAAAATATCGCAGGATCTATCTGAGATACCCGATTTTATTACGCACTATGAATCGGAACTAGTTGATGCTAAGAAAGAGGTAAAAATCTATGGCAATGTTGAAAAGAACATTGCCAATTTACCCGGTGTCACCGAACATAGATTTAATCAACTACAAGAGATAGAAGCGGTACTAAACTATCTCAACATTAGACTTAGACAGATTCGCCGAAAACATTTTCAAAAATACTTAGAAGCGTATAATAGAGCATTAACTAGCCGCGATGCTGAAAAATATGTTGACGGTGAATCAGAAGTCATAGACTTTGAAATTTTAATCAACGAAGTTGCACTATTGCGAAATCGTTGGTTGGGTATTCTTAAAGGTTTAGAAGCCAAGCAATGGCAGATGGGACATATTGTTCGTTTGCGCACTGCAGGCATGGAAGATATAACAGTAGGATAATAAATGTCAAAAGTATTTTCAAATCAAGCATTATCAATCGGAGCACAAGGTGCACAAGGTCAAGTATTCTCATTAGGTAATCTAAGTACTATTACTACCGGTATCAACGGATTTTTTAATGCTGATGAGTATAGCATGATCACAAATTCCACTAATATCAAGAAGTACGAAATTATTGAAACCACCGAAGACTTGTTGGCATTAAGTTGCACTTGGTATAGAATCAGACAATCTAAACATACACTTCAACCGCATGTTTCTAGTCTACTATCAGAAAATTTATTTAGACACGTGACACCGGAAGATCGTACTAAGGCAGAAGAAGTACGTGATTACTATAGTAAGAAGTTTATGGTCATGGCATTGAAAGATCAACGTCTAACTCAGTTTCGTCAAGACTTGAAAGACTATCTAGTAGGTGATTCAAAGAAATTCACTGAGAAGACTGTGCCAATGGTTTATCGATTGCCTGAGTTTCATGCACATGATGTTGAGTTTGACATTATCAAGCGTGACTTTGAGAAAGATATTCCTGAGTTCAACACATTAACTCGTAGAACAATTAACAAGTCTGTACGACTTACCCCAGTCAAAGGATTCAAAAAGAATAGTAAGACCCGAGGTAAGTTTACTGAGTACTGGTTGAAAGATTCTAAGAATCGTGCTTATCGTTTTAGCATAACTAGTGCCAATCCATTGATTGGCTTATGGGATATGCAATTCAACAATGGCGACATGGTTCTTAACTTGAACACACAAGCCGCACGCCGAGATGAACTAGAATACTTCAATATTGGGTCAATCTTGGAAGGTTGACAATAAATGGGTTTGGGCATATAATACATGTATAGATTGATTAAAGGAGTCTGACATGGTTATGAAGCGTTTCAAGCAAACCCAAAAGTTTCGTGTTATCGTTGGTCAAGCATGTTTCTATGCTACCGTAAAACAGATTCGCAACGGTGTCGGTGACTTTGCCAAGTGCAATGCAGCCACTCAAAAGGCTCTGGATGCACTAGAATTCACCCGTTCAGGTACTGGTATCGCTGACCAGTGTGCTACTGGCCTCGCTGGTACTTGGGAAGGTCTGCAAGTCCAACTGACACTGGCTTGAAAATTTGACAATAAATGGTTTTGGGTATATAATAGAGTCTTATTCAGTTGAAAGGGTCTTTATGTCTTACATCGTTTTCAAGCACAATAAGGAATTCGGTCCTCGCAAAGGTCTTGAAGGTCCGTTTCACTATCCCAACGGTTCTGTTCTGTACTACGATCCTAAAGAAGGCGAGTACTACGATCCTCTTACCGACTTCTATGTCCCGCGTGACGAAGTTGCGGAACTGCAAAATCTAATTTTTGATGTACTGAAAAAGTAACACTTTTGTATTACATGCCTAAATTTGACAATAAATGGGCATTGTGATACAATACTTGTATTGACACTGAAACACAAAGGAAATTTTACATGTCTAGCATTCGCATTCTCTCTGGTTCATATCGTAATCAAGCCGTTAAAGGTGAGGTCTTTACACTCGTTAAAGGTTTTCAGTCAGGCAAAAAAGGCAATTATGTGACAGTCAAAAATGACGGTCAATTCAATATTGACATTGATGTTGTCAAGGTCAAAATTGATTCTATGTCTGATATTCAATTTCTGAATGGCAAGCCTGAAATGGCAACTGATGTTGTTGTAGTTGACGCTCCTAAAGAAACTGATGAACAAGCAATGGATCGTATTGCTACTCGTTTCGGTGTGCTTGATGAAATGTCTAAGGCATGTATCAAAGGTGACATTCGTGCTATGATTGTGACAGGTCCTGCAGGTATTGGTAAGTCACACGGTGTGTCACTGCAAATGGAAAAGGCATCGTTGTTTGACAATGTTGCAGGCAAGAAGCCTCGCTTTGAAATTGTCAAAGGTGCTATGTCAGGTATCGGCTTGTTCGCTAAGTTGTACAAATTCAGTGATGCTAAAAACGTTCTCGTTTTTGATGACTGCGATATCTGGGAAGATCAAGACGCCATCAACGTGCTGAAAGGTGCATTGGATTCAGGCAAGACTCGCCGTATCTCTTGGAACAAAGATTCACGTATCTTGCGTGAAGAAGGTATCCCTAACAGTTTCAACTTCAACGGTTCTATCATCTTCATTACAAACAAATCGTTTGATAACAAGAAGGCTTCTAAGATGCAACCTCACTTGGATGCGTTGCAGTCTCGTTGTCACTTTCTGGACCTGACTGTTGATACTGAGCGTGACAAAATGTTGCGTATCAAGCAAGTTCACCGCGATGCTGATGGTGGCTTGTTTGCTGAATATGATTTTACTCAGGAACAAACTGATGAAATCATGGCATTCATTGACACTAATTGCAACAAATTGCGTGAAGTGTCCTTGCGTATGTGTCTCAAGATTGCAGACTTGGTTAAGATTTCCGCTAACTGGCGTGAACTGGCTAAGGCAACTTGCATGAAAGGTTAACCCCTGCAGTGTGCGTAGAGGCAATGTCAATAAGTCCTCTTCGATAAGGAAGATATGACAAACCCAACAGACTTGATTGACCGTGAACTTAATATTGATGACTTTGTTGTGTTTCACAACAACATCTACCGAGTTAAATCATTTGGTAAAGTGCATCCAAGTAGCGGTAAAGGTACTGTAAAAATCATGTTGGTAAATCCTAGTCCAACAACTCGCCCTGTCATGAAATACAGCGGTGACTTGTGTAAACTAGACAACGGTGAAGTGTTATTCTGGATGTTAAGGAAAGATTACAAATGAACGAACGAATTTTTGAACTTGCAAAACAAGCTGACCTTATTCAATGGGACACGCTTCCTTCAGGTGCTAGAACACCCGATTATGAAAGTGTTGTCAAGGCAAAAAAGTTCGCCGAGTTGATTGTAGTGGAATGTTTGAAAATTGCTAAAAACAGAGAAGACGAGTTTGAAAGTGCCGGCCTCCTCGATGAATCAAATGCAGTAGCATATCGAATTTCACGACAATTTGGAGTTAAACGATGACACGAGAACAAATGATGGAAATTTTCGAGAAGTCTTGCGCCACTTGGGGTTTTGATTTTTCCAAAGACGATGGTGGTCCTAATGGACTGATCTATGCAAGTTACGAGACTGGCATTATGTTTGGTATGTTTGACCAAGGTTTTGACACAGCAAAAGAACATTTCGGAGTTAAAGAATGAAAACAGTATATTTGGTTTGTAGCACAGTTGATCTTGGTTACCATGCTGAGTATGGTTACACCTCAATTGAAAAGGCAGAAGCTAAAATGGCTGAATTAATTGCCATGGCTAAAGAACGATACATCAAGATGGCCATGACGCCAACACCTTATAATCTATTTCCTGTTTACGAAAAGGTTGTCCAAGACGCCGATCGTTATCATGAGAAATATGAAATTGCCTCTGTGGAGATTGAAGAATGAGTATTATCCAAGCATACAAGTCTGACGCAGACGGTAAAATCTTTGAAGACAAAGGTAAGTACCAAGCTCACCTGCGCAAACTGGCAAGTGCCCGTCGTGCTGAAAAGAAGGTTGAGCAAATGGAAGCCGAGCGTGAACAGTTCCTTGACAAGATGGGACAAGTCAAAAGCCTCGATGAACTGAATCAGTTTATTAAAGACAACTGGAATTGGTTCTGGGCTAACGGAGCACAGCACGACTTTTACAGATGGAGTAGCAATAAAGGCAAGGAAGCAAACTTTCATGAATTTCACTCCGTGTTCATTCATGAATTGTTCTGGCAAGAAAACCTGAGCAACAGCCACTCTAAACCTCGTAAAGGTGTTGAAAACTTTGATACTCGGGCTGACTACAATAAGGGTAAGCCCACAGGCTATCCTGGATGGCGTGGTCGCATCAACATTCATGTCAAGCCACCAATGAGTAAGCATAAGAAAGATCCTTACATGCATGATGGTTGGGGTAGTAGTTACTTTGAGAACACTACTATCAACACTGGCTCTGGCGGCGGGGGAGGACATCGTGTCGCCGCCGGTGTTAAGTATGTCAGTTATGCTTACGATGTTAATCTTTGGGCGGCAGACTTCCCGGTGATGTACGAAGCAGTTCGTAAGGATCAGTGGATTCAAAATAAGAACAATGAGCGTATGCATGTTTGGCGTCAACTCGGTGGCAAAGGTCTGACACCCGGAGTCACTGAACAAGACATGCCAAGTGATTGGGCTCCTTCTGATCCGCTCAAAGGAGATTATAGTCGAACTGCTTGGTAAGCAATGGTAGCATTTTAGGGGACTTCGGTCCCCTTTTTTTGCCTTTATGTTTGAATAAGTTGTGCAGATTAATTATAATGATATGATGATACCTGTAACAACAAAAGAACATTTAATATATTTTATGCAGTGCGGAGTAATGAGGTTAGGTAAGTACGACCTCAGGTTTGTACAAAACCTTCAACTATTAACCGTACAAAATAAAACTATTACTACCAATCAAGTTGCTTTGGTAGATAAGCTAGTAGACAAATATAAAAGACAGTTGCATAAGCAAGGTATAACAAGTGACCAATTAGCAAGTCTTAAATGGGAATCTACAATCGTAAACAGCGACCCGCAATTCACTGAGGCGTATGTGACTATCATTAACGATACCATCACATTCAAAAGCCCATTCAATAAGAAATTCATAGACAACTTTAGAAAAGTAGAGCACAATACATTTGCTTGGATAAAGGATAATAAAATATATAAGTCACCGTATAGTACTGAGGCATTAAAGACATTACTAACAGTAGCAAATGCACACTACCCTGTTGTCAATTATTGCCCGGTGGTTTCTAATTTGTTAAATAGTGTAGATAAGTACAGTGCAAAATATTGGAACCCTACATTAGTAAAATGCAATGACATTTACTTGATCACAGGGATAAATGAAAGATTAGATGACGCAATTAAAGACATACCGTTATCAAACGATCCATGTTCTTTGTCTATACTAGCATCATATGGTGTAGCTATTGACGAGGGCATTACACATGATGACCCGTTGCTAGAGTTTGCATCATCATTCATATCCGAAGTGGATTACAAAGATGTTGACAATATAGTACAATACTTGTTAGCAATCAAATGCGATTCAGTGACCATTGTAGGTCAAGCGGGTATGACATTACACTATAGAAAAATATTGGCTGAGAAAATAAAAAACTCGGGCATACATCTGGATGATGACAAAAACGGTATGGTATTAGAAGCCCGTTTAGAAGGTAGAAAGGTTCCTGTTGTGATTTCACTGTCATCAAATCTAAACTGGCCAGCCCCTAATTTTAAGAAAATCGTAAGGATGAGAAATTCTTTACCAGTGGTAATCAAATGAAACAATGTAAATTAATAATTAAAGATGAAGTAAACGCTAAGATTGAAGGATTAGAATTAGGTGATCGCAAGACACTAATGAAGATGTTTGAATTTGAAGTACCAGGTGCAAGGTATTTGCCAAGTGTCCGATTAGGTAGATGGAACGGTAAGACTAGCTATTTTAGTTTAGGTGGCAGTACATACATTAATCTGTTACCAGAGATACTACCTTTGTTAGATCAAGCTGGGTATGACATTGAGTTAACTGACACTAGAGATTACAAGACTACTTTTGAATTTACAAAAGTCACAGAAGACACCTTCAAACACAAAGTGTGGCCTGCAAAGCATCCAATGGCAGGACAGCCTATTGTACTGCGTGACTATCAAATCGAAATCATTAACAATTATCTAACAAGCCTACAGAGTTTACAAGAGATTGCTACAGGTGCAGGCAAGACATTAATCACTGCGGCACTAAGTTCAAGTATCGAACCATATGGTCGTTCAATCGTCATTGTGCCTAACACTAGTCTTGTTACTCAAACAGAAGCTGATTATATCAACTTAGGTCTTGATGTGGGTGTGTACTATGGTGGCAGAAAAGAATACGACAAGACACATACTATCTGTACATGGCAAAGTCTTGGCAACATGCTAAAGAAAACGAAAGCTGATGAAGCGGAAGTACCTTTTGAAGATTTTATCGAAGGCGTGGTTTGTGTTATCGTTGACGAAGTTCACCAAGCTAAAGCTGATGTGTTGAAGTCATTGCTTACTGGTGTTATGAGTCAGATACCAATTAGATGGGGACTAACAGGAACTATTCCTAAGGCTAAGGCTGAAGCAATGTCATTGACTGTTAGCTTAGGTCCTGTCATTGGTAGCCTATCAGCAAGTACACTACAAGAGATGGGTGTGTTAAGTAACTGCCATGTCAACATTGTACAACTTCAAGACAGTGTAGAGTTTACTAATTATCAAAGTGAACTTAAATTCTTAACCAGTGACGACAAGCGAATGAGTAAGATTGCTGAGTTAGCAAGTACAGTAAAAGATACAGGCAATACATTGATACTTGTTGACAGAATTGAAGCAGGCCAACTACTGCACTTGAAGCTAGAAGAACTGGGTGTAGCCGAAGAGAATGTGGTATTCGTATCAGGTGGTACTAAGGGTACAACTCGCACAGAACACTATGATGACATTGCCACTGCTACTAACAAAATCATCATTGCTACTTATGGTGTAGCCGCAGTTGGTATTAACATCCCTCGTATCTTTAATGTAATGTTACTTGAACCGGGTAAGAGCTTTGTTCGTGTGATTCAAAGTATTGGTCGTGGCATTCGTAAGGCGGAAGACAAAGACTTTGTTCAGATTTGGGACTTGACAAGTTCATGTAAGTTTGCCAAACGACATTTGACACAGCGCAAATCATTTTACAAAGATGCTAACTACCCGTTCTCGATTGAAAAACTCAAATATAAGTGATATAATACATTATGCGTATATTAACTTTAGAAAATTCCTACTACAACTTAGAAACATTACCGGATGAGATTGATGATCTTAGGTTTGCTATCTTAGACAACTCAAACCCAAGCAATGTAGATTATCATTATATACCATTGATCTTTTTAGAATCGTTCAGTGCGCCGGCCCTAGTACTTAAAGTGGGTGACACTACGATCAAGATGCCAGTTGATTGGCAGATATTGATTGGTGAAAAAGAACACGGTGATTTAGAAATACTACCACTCACTAGTATCAATGATCGAGGCTTCAGCGCATTTGAATTTAATCCATTAACTAGTTTTAGTCCATCGTTTCTTCCAATTGAGATTGTAGATATATATCATGATGTAACTTGGTATGCTCCTCGATTAAAGAATGGTCAGTTTCTATGTGTACCGATTGATGACGGTCCTAAACCAAGATGTGTTTACTTTGTTAAAGAAGTTAGTAGAAACTGCGAAATTGTAGATTACTCACAGGCGTTCTAATGGCAACTAAAAAACCTCAACTTGCAAAAGATGAAAAGTTTGAAAATGTAGATGTGGATTTGTTTGCGGTACTAAACGCATTAGATACCAAAGACTATGGATTCTACGACAGACTTACAGCCGAGCAGAAAAAGAAAATTGTCCCCTTTATGCTGACTCATTGGATGAGTGCAATAAAAGGAAGTGAAGGACTAACTAGATATTATGTTATGAGTGTGAACGAATATGCAAACAAGCATTTGTTCAGTGAGTTCGTACAAAAGCATCCTAAGCTTCAATGGATGATGTTATGCAGTGCAAGCGCAGGTGTAGGTAAACAATTTCATCAATGGATACCTCATATCAGAGAAAAGGTCATCAAGTACAAAGAGGCTGCAACTCTGAAAGAAATCAAAGAGTATTACACAAAGATTTATCCCAAAGCTGATGCCGAAAGCATTAACGAAGTATCTAAAGCGTATGTCACAGAACAGAAAAGAAAACTGTATCTAGGACAAGTTTATCCCAACATGAAGACTTCGGATCTTGAAGTCTTAAATCAACTAGTCACAGATGAAGATATTGAACAGTACGAAAGAGATAGAGGAAACCTCTAAGACAAAATATAGCTGTGAGTTTTGCAATCGTAGCTTCCTACGAGAATCTACTGTACTCAAGCATATTTGTGAATACAAACACCGATGGCTAGAAAAAGATCGATCAGGCAATAGGCTAGGCTTTCAAGCTTGGCTGCAATTCTATAAAAAGAACAGTGCTAGTAAGAAGCAAAAGACCTACGAAGAATTCATAAAGAGTGCATACTACACTGCCTTTGTTAAGTTTGGTGCTCACTGTGTAGCAATCAATGCATTGAATGTAAGTAGGTTTACTGATTGGTTAGTCAATCATCAAATCAAACTTGATACTTGGACAAACGATTCACACTACAATAAGTATCTTATAGAATATCTTAGGATTGAAGATCCATTAGATGCAATTCATCGAAGTGTCGAAACTACGATTGAATTAGCATTAGTAGAAACAATACAAAGCAAAGACTATTTAAGATACGGAAACAGAAACAAAATCTGTTATGCAGTAACTACTGGTAAGATTAGCCCATGGATATTGTTTCACTCTAAGAGTGGCATTGAATTTATGGATCAACTTGACCCCACGCAAGTTAAAATGATTATCGACTACATAGATCCAGAAAAGTGGGCACTAAAGTTTCACCGAGAACCAGAGAATGTCAGAACAGTTAAAGAAATCCTCACTGCTGGGGGGTATTGATATTGACCACGATTTCGTGGTTCGTATTCCCTTTGAAATAACACTTGAGCCGTCAACATCTAGAAAAGTTCTGAATAACTGGAACGAGCATTGTGCCACTGCAATCGAAATGTTTGGATTGCCAGGTGACATGTATACCTGTAGACTTACAAATAATAACATGGAATTCTGGTTCCGTGATGAAAAAGATGCAATGGTGTTTGAATTATGTTGCGGATAATACATAGAATTAAAGCTTGGATTCGTAAAGGTCGATCCGAGAAGAAACTTGCTAAAAGTGGTTATCACTCATGGTACCATTACAAGCACAATCGTGATGAAGATGTGTACATGTATGCAAACTATGTGCATGATTTCTACAAAGGCTATCCTTATGTACATGTTATAAAAGATTACAATCACTACGCATTTAAACTTATTTGTGACGAGGGTCCGTGCGGATCTATTTTTGGATATGATGAAATGACATTTTGGTGTGAAGAAAAAATCAGATGGAACTATCGCAGAGACATTCATAGAGTTATAGAAAACGCAAGCGGACTCGTTGAGTTCAACGATATAGGTGGAAGTGATTACATTTACTTTGCCTTCAAGAATGAAAAAGACTTTATGTATTTCTTACTAAGGTGGTCATGAAGGATTTACCATATATTGTAATTACTAAAAAGCTTGGATACGAAGCTGAGAAATGGTGCAAGGATAATATAGGCGAACGATATTTTGCTATAGGACGCAAGACTGGCACATGGACTTGTTTTTGGGCAAGCGACATAAGTTCTAAAAGCTATCGCTGGCATTTTAAAAGTGAAAAAGATGCTTTTTGGTTTTCATTGAAATGGCAATAAAGTATTACCCAGAACATTATGATTGGACCAGAGGCTGGGACGATGACCATCCTTACTGGTACACGCATGATGTAGTTACCCAAAATCAAAATGAGCTAGACAAACTACACAAAGAAATAGTACTTTGGCTATACAAAAATATAGATAACCCAGAACGACATTGCCGTTGGACTAGACAAGTATTGACTATTAGTGTAAAATTCAGATACGAAAAAGATTGTTTATGGTTTAAGTTGAGATTCTAATTTAAATCGATGAAAATAAAATGGCAACCATAGTAACTATAACCAATAAGAATGCAATTGATGCCCTAGACTTGGTATATAAATTGAAAGCCAAGGGATATGTACAGGGGGTAGACTTTGATTTTGCATTTTATCAAAGTAAGTGGGATGACATGATAGGTGAAATCCCAAAGCAAACACAATTTACATTTTACAAGGAAGAATTAGCAACATGGTTCAGTCTACTATACCAATAAACAAAGTACTTTGTTTATGAATTATTCTATAATACACGACGGTGCAGACTGCTATCCATGGCGTGAAGTGTTCGCATGGTTGCCTGTTAAGACCGTAACTGGACAACGAGCATGGGGAATTAAAATTTATAAGCGTAAAGTTTGGATAGTTTGGGGCACAGGCTTTCACATGGAACCAGAAATACAGTATGCAACCGCATTTGATTTGTTAGTATATGATAACTATTCCGATTCGTGACTTTACCAACGAGCACGAAGTTTGGATTGCAAAGAATGTAGGCCCTAGAATGCATTGGCTACATAATAGTAGAGGTGGCCGAGGCTGGATAGCAAAGAGAAACGGTCCCGAATGGACTCTGACATTTGAAGATGATAGATATGCAACACTATTTGGATTGATGTTTTCAGAGGTAATAGCATGATTAAAGATTTAGAACAAGAACTAGCAGAAAAGTTGAGCAACGAAATGGCAGAAGAATTTGACTGGGAACTAATATGCGATCTTCTTAAAGAAGTAGGATGGGTCAAAGTAGCTATATCTGAGCCATGGTCAAACATGACTGCATCATTTGCACATGAGATTAAAGAATGGTGCAAAGAAAATGTAAAGGGCCATTATAAAGCAAGAGGTCGTGTGTGGATGTTTGAAAAAGCACAAGATGCTGAATGGTTTATGTTGAGGTGGTCATGAGTTTTAAAGTAAAAAAATTTGATGCACAAGGTGTTACTTATATGGTAGACTGGCCACAAACAACAGAGATGATTAAGCATATCAAGAAAACAGACTTGTTTGAGATTATATTTAGAACCGTTCGTAGTGACCACGCCGGACTTGCTATCAAATTAAATAACAATGAGTATGATATTATGTGGGTGAACAGTGATATTTGGTTCAACAAGAAGAACTACACTGAATATGTACGAGATATGTACGAGATTGTTGGACTAGCGTTTAAAAACGAAATAGAAGCAGACCGTTGCGTTGAGGTAATGAACAAAGAACTAATGTGGAGAATACTCGATGGCAATTACACCGTTTGATACTCTATCACCCTATATAGAAATTGTTGAGTATGAATGTGTGAATGACCGTGACTCGGGTAAAGTTATTTTTCGATGCTCCGGTGATCCGGCGACTGTTATTAAATGGTGCCGTAAAAACTTTGGCAACAGGGGAGATGGATGGGACTTTTCGGGTTCTGATAAGGCTGTAGATATTACAATATGGTCTAGCAAACTGATAACTATGTATGAATTATGGCAGAACTAACAAACGGACAGGGATATGATGTAGCTATCAGTTATATCCCGGAGAAACTAATTGATGCAGTGGTAGCAAAACTCAATACTATACAACCAGTACGAGCAAGTAGTGCTAACAAACAATACGCAGAACGTGAGCAAATCAAAGACTTACCTGATATCAGTGTCTGGTGGAGTCAAATGGTTATGGACTGGCCCGAAGTCATAGAGATTGAAGCTATGGTCAGTGAATTGATTAAGCCACAGTTGCCCCTAGCAGAATGGTATGCTAGTGATATCGTAGTCATCGAGGGACATAGCAATTGGGTCAATCCCCATGTAGACACACCACATCGTTTTAAGAAATACAACTATGACAAACGACTATTAGGTGTGCAAGCAATTGTGTCATTATTTGATTTAGATAAGTCCAGGGGTGTCACTGGTATAGTTCCTGAAAGTCAGAAACAAGATCACAATATCAACTTGTGCTATCAGGGCTTTTACAATTCGATGTTCCTGAAAAAGTGTGTTCAACCTACATTACCCAAAGGTAGTGTTCTCTATTACAACTGTAGACTGTTGCACTCTAGTATGCCCAATCCACAAGACCAATCTCGCCAAGCTCTATTGATTAATTACCTAGATAGTAGTATAATTGATGATATCCGAACTATGGATAACATATGGAAGAGCAATAAAGATGGCAAATGATATAATGATAGATATCGAAAGTTTAGATACAAGTCCAAACTGCGTGATATTGACAATTGGAGCAGTTAGGTTCGATCCTAGGGGCATGGGTATTGTTGAGAGGTTAGAACTTAGACCCACTATCGATGAACAAACAGAAAAGTATAACAGGGTAATCAATGAAGACACATTACGATGGTGGGGTGAACAAAGTCCCGAAGCACTCGATGAAGCCATGGGAGACAGGGATCGTGTATCGTTTAATGACTGTATGGAGGCGTTATATAAGTTTTGCTGGAATCGCCGTGCTGTTTGGTCTAATGGTGCTTCCTTCGATATCGTGGCAATGGAATCAGCCTGGAGAAATCTCGGAATGCGAATCCCCTGGCCTTATTACACTGTCAGAGACACTAGGACTTTGTACGAAGTCGCAGGAGTCAATCTTAAAGATAAAAAGTACGGAACATCAACCACTCACAAAGCAGTAGAAGATGCTGAACATCAAGCTATCGTTGTACAAGATGCGTACAGAAATTTAATTAAAGCAGGGCTTGTCAAATGATGACGATGTTACCTGGACTAAAGATAATCAAACATACCAAGCACGGTGATGCAAGGGGAAGCTTCTATGAAACATGGAAGATGCCTGACGATATGCGTGGAACATTTAGGCAGTTGAATACTGCTACTTCTACTAAAAATGTAATACGCGGTCTACATAGACAAAATCAATACAAATGTGTTATGCCAGTCTTTGGAAGAATCTTTGATGTAGCAGTAAATCCCGAGACAGGTGAATGGTTCGGTATTGAATTAGATGACTCAACCGGTTTGCTAATTCCACCGCAATATGCACATGGATACTTAGTTTTATCTGAGACTGCGATTGTACAATACATAGTAGATGCACCGTACAACAAAGCAGAAGAAGAAAACTTCAAATGGAATCAATACAATATTGAATGGCCAATTGATGGTGCACCTATACTATCGGAGAAAGACTCATGAAAATAGGATTTAATTGCAGTAGCTTTGATTTGCTACATGCAGGGCATGTGACTATGCTCAAGATGGAAAAAGAATTATGTGACTATTTAATTGTTGCACTACAAATTGATCCAACAATTGACAGACCGGGCATTAAGAACAAACCCATTCAAAGTGCATATGAAAGATATGTTCAGTTGCAGGCATGTAAGTATGTTGATGAAATTCTTATCTATGAGACCGAGTATGATCTTATGCAATTGCTTATGACTCAGACCATTCATATTCGTTTTTTAAGTGATGAATATTTGAATCGTGACTTTACGGGTAAGCAGTGGTGCATGAACAATGGAGTTGAGTTGCACTATCATAAAAGACAACATAATTATAGCTCAAGTGAACTTAGGGCTAGAACTGCTAGATTAGAACGACTAAAGGGGGTAGAATCAATTGACGAGGAGCCTCCTCAATACTCACCTGAACTAGTAAAGAATCACCCATGAAATTCAAAAGTGACATTGATATTGACTTTGGTGACAGAGAAAAAATTCTCTCTGTTATCGAACACACTCCTGCGGCAATGCGTAAAGTTAGTCCTATGCGTAAACATGCAACCGGTGTTCATGTCACTGAAGTTCCATATGACCCGATATATGATATGGCAAGCATTGATTATGCTGAGGCAGAAAGACGGGGCTACTTTAAGTTAGACTTATTGAATGTGCATGTGTACAATCAAGTGCGGGATGAGCGCCATTTGATTGAGTTGATGTGTGATCCAGATTGGTCTAGATTAAAGAATAGAGATTTTGTCGAGAAATTGATTCACTTGGGAAATCAATATAATGCACTGCGTTCCATGCCAGAACCAGTAGATAGTATACCTAGATTGGCTATGTTTCTAGCATTGATTAGACCTGGTAAGAAACATTTGCAAGGAAAGCCCTGGAAAGAAGTCGCTAAAACTGTATGGGACAAGGGTAATGATGGGTATACTTTCAAAAAAGCGCATGGTGTGGCCTACGCACATTTAGTCGTAGTGCATATGAACCTGTTAGAAGAAACTATGGTAATCGTTTAACTAATGTAATACTGCGTCTTTTTGATCGGCGTTTATGAAGTTCGTTCATACTAGTGATTGGGCCATGTACTACTGTTAAACTTTTATTTGTAAATGTTCTAAGATAAGGTTTAAACTGTATCCAATCATCTTTCAGAAATAGGTTTATGGGGATAAGCCTGTTGCTCTCCCACCACCATATATCACCTAACTCTAAAAACCTAGCTCTGGCTTCTGATTCTACGATAGCACCGTAATCGTATATCGTTGTTACCACATCATCCCTATTTTGTATGATTCCTACATAATCTTGATTAGCATAGGAACAAACTGTTATGAAAGGGTGATTTTCGCTAAGTTTCTTAAAAAACTCGTTTTGTATCATTAATTTATATCACAATATCGTTTATTTACTCTTGGGTACCCAAAGATAATAATTTAATATTTAGGAGCTAAATAGTATAAAGGACCAAGTTTGTGTACTCAACCCCAGTTTTCATTTATACTCAACGACAGATTGTTGTACTGCTTTCCGGTTACTCAGCGAGGAGATACATGCCAGTTTACGCAAAACCACTAACATTGCATAAGGGAGTTGATAATCAGATTCAATTCCAGTTCCTAAACCAGGAACAGAAACCAGTAGACATTACAGGTAAAGAAATAACCTGCAGGATTATCAGTTATGACGGATCGCAAGTATTATTGCGCAAAGCATTGACTGTACAATTCGGTGCTACTGGTATTGCCGCCTTCATGGTAAATGCAGCCGATATAGAAGACATTGCCGCTCAAAAAGCACACTATTCATTAGAGATTCCAGTTGGTGAATTTGATTATCCAGTATTTGTAGATCAAAATGCAGGCGCCCGTGGGGATATGAACATCGTTAATTCCGTACTACCATCATTCATACCTTCATCTAATATAACCATCCCTACCGGGCAGGCCTTCCCTAACATAGATTCTAATAATAGTATTCAAAATGCATTGCCCAATGCCAATACATACTATTCAAGTGTAATCAACACTGAGGACAATCCTATATTGACCATCCAAACCTCATTCCATGAATATAACGGTGATGTTGCTATAGAAGGTTCTACTATTGTTGATAATGATTGGTACCCTATTACTACTTCATCCTATTCTAACAATAGTACAACACAGGGCTATGTTGTACACGGATATCACCCGTATATTAGAATGGTGTTCACTAGCAATACGGGCGCTATAACCAACATCTTGGCAAGATAATATACCAGTACTATTGCTAAACGATACATACTGTGCTAAAATCGTAGTATGTTATTTGATATCCTAACCATTACCCCGGGCAGAAAAAAACTGTCCCAAAGTGGTTGGTATAGTTTCAATGCAGTGTGCTGTCATAATCGCGGGCACAAGGTCGACAAACGAGGTCGAGGTGGCATTCGAATGGACGGTGATAACTGGTCTATGCATTGCTTCAACTGTGGATTCAAATGCGGCTTTACTTTTGGCAAGAACATATCCAAGAACACAAAACAGTTTTTATCTTGGTGTGGTATAGACGAAGAACAGATTCAAAAATGGAGTCTTGAAAGCTTAAAGCACAAAGACTTATTAAGTTATATTCAAGTAAAAAAGAATAAAGCCAAGATAAAATTCAAAGATCATGAGTTACCTGAAGGGGAAATGATTGATGACACAAACCCCCTACACAAAAAGTATGTTGATTACCTAACATCTAGGGGGATAAATTATAGTGATTATCCCTATATGATTACTCCGAATGAGTTAGGTAGAATGGGTAATCGTGTTATAATACCTTATACATACAATAACAAAATTGTAGGTCACACTAGCAGGTTTCTAGACAACAAAATACCCAAGTACATTAATGAACAGCAACCGGGATATGTTTTTGGTATTGACTTTCAAAAGCCTGATTGGCAAGTATGTATCTTGGTAGAAGGTATCTTTGATGCGCTCAGTTTGAATGCGTGTGCATTAACTCACAATACAATCAGCGAAGAACAAGCGGCTTTGCTATCACAACTAAATCGTAGAATAATTTTTGTGCCTGATCGTGACAAGACAGGATTGTCAACATGTGATAGAGCATTAGAGCTAGGATATAGTGTTAGTATTCCTGATTGGGATAGTAGTGTTAAAGATGTGAATGACGCTGTAGTAAAGTATGGTAAACTAATGACACTAATGAGCATTCTACAAAGTGCAACAACAAGTAAAATAAAGATAGAATTAAGGAAGAAGCAAATTGGCAAACAAAACGGATTCTAAGAAACAAATAGAATATACATCCGATGTACAAAAACTGTTTCTAAGAATGATGTTAACCAACGCAGAGTTGTACACTCGTGTTATGAACATCATGAATAGTGAGAACTTTGACAGGTCATTGCGACCGGTAGCAGAAATGTACAAGGAGCACACTGACAAGTACAAGGTTCTGCCGGATCAAACACAGATTCAAGCAATGACTGGTATAGATATTGAACCTATTCCAGAAATGAATGAAGGTCATCAGGACTGGTTCTTAGATGAATTTGAAGCTTTTACTAAACGACAAGAACTAGAACGTGCTATTCTTAAAGCAGCCGATATGCTTGAGAAAGGTGACTATGGTCCTGTTGAAAAACTGATTAAAGACGCTGTTCAAATCAGTCTACAAAAAGACATGGGTACTGATTACTTTCATGACCCTAAAGGTCGTATCAATAGGTATTTCAATGCAGGTGGTCAAGTCAGCACAGGCTGGCCTCAGATGGATAAGATTCTGTATGGTGGCATGAGTCGAGGTGAATTGAACATCTTTGCAGGTGGCTCAGGTTCAGGTAAGTCATTAGTCATGATGAACATTGCATTGAACTGGTTGCAAGCAGGCATGAGTGGTGTTTATATCACACTTGAACTTTCAGAAGAACTTACTTCATTGCGTACTGATGCTATGTTAACAAGCATGGGTACAAAATCAATTCGCAAAGATATTGATACAACCGATCTCAAAGTTAAGATGGTAGGTAAGAAGTCTGGTAAGTATCGTGTCAAAGGTTTGCCTGCACAAAGCAATGTCAATGATATTCGGGCTTATTTAAAAGAGGTGCAAATTCAAACAGGTATCAAGATTGACTTTGTTATGGTCGACTACTTAGACTTGGTTATGCCGGTGTCTGTTAAAGTCAACCCCAACGATCAGTTTATTAAAGACAAGTATGTTGCAGAAGAATTGCGTAACTTAGCTAAAGAACTAGGTATATTGTTAGTTACTGCGAGTCAGTTGAACCGTTCAGCAGTTGATGAGATAGAATTCGATCATAGTCACATTGCAGGTGGTATCAGTAAGATTAACACAGCAGATAATGTGTTTGGTATCTTTACAAGCCGTAGTATGCGTGAACGGGGTAAGTATCAAATGCAGTGTATGAAATCTCGCAGTTCTACAGGTGTAGGTCAAAAAATTGACTTAGATTATAATGTTGAAACAATGCGTATTACAGACGAGGATCCAGATGGTTATGCTGAACAACAGGCAAAATACAAGCCAAGTCCTAGCCCTACTGATATCATGAGTCGTCTACGACCACAATCAACATTAGCCGCTACAGATCCTATTATAGATCAAGCTACAGGGGAAATACTAGAACCCGTAGAAAAGAAGGTTGTAGCTGATGTGCAGGGCACAAAACTCAAAGCATTATTGAATTCGCTAAAGAAGTAATAAAGCATAAATACAGTTAGGACAAATTTTATGCAAAAGAAAACCCGTTCCCTTTTGGAAGAATTAGAAGCGATTGGTAATGATCGTGATATGACTCATGTTATTGAAAACAGAGCACATAACATCATTACCAGCGCAATAAATTTGATTGAGTTGATTAACAAACACTATGATAAGGATACTTCCGAGCTATTGGAAAAGAAACTATTAAGTGCAATCAAAGGGCGAGACCAAGCAAGATTTGCTAAAAGTATAAGGAAAAATCATGAGGCTGAATGATTTTCAACAGCGGGTTGATGAAAAGTTAGAAAACTGGATTGGTAATTACGGCGCATCCACTGTTCAACAGATGAAGAACAGAATGAAGGGTGATACTGAAGGTGAGTTATCTGTTGCAGAAAAGATGGGCAAAAATAAGTTCATCAACGATTTTGTAGCAAGAGCGTATGCAACACTAAACAGCGAGATTGAAAGCGGCCGAGTAGATCCTAGTGCATCTTCTACTCCGAAACCAAAAACACCCGCAGAAATTAGAGCAGAAAAACAAAAAGTCGCCGCCGCAAATGCACAATCTCAAATGGCATCACCAGCAAAGCCGGCAGCCCCTCAAAAGGTTGACCCGCAAGCGGCTGCAAAGCTGAAGGGCAAGTTGAAGGCTGGCCAAGGTTTAGGTAAAAAGACAGGTGCAGGATTTAAAGATTATGTAGGCGGTAGTGGTGCAGTTCAGCGTGAAAGTCGCTATGATAGATTAAACACTATTTTTGAGAGCTTATTAACAGAAGCTGAATCTGTAGGACAATTCTTTAAGCGTTGGTTACCTACATATATGAAGGGTGTGAATTTATCAGATCCTCACACTCAGTCGTTGATACAATCTATCGAAGACACTTATGCTCAGGATAAAGGCAAGGCTGCACTAACTCAATTAGCTAATGCTTCTTATGCCGCTAGCTTTGCCCCAGGGTTTGGTGGTCAGGCACAACAAGGTCAGCCGGGACAACAAGGTCCAAAAGCATCAGACGCTATGATGAAGGCTATCAGTACTGCATCAAGTGCTAAAGAACTTGCAGCTGGAATCAGAACAGCAATGACAAGATTGAACGCATTAGATAAAACAGCGTATTCTAGTTTTGTACAAGAATTAGTTAAGGCAGCAAACACCCCTGTTCCAGCAGAGCCGGCGGCAAAATCGGCCCCAGCAGCAGGTGCAGTCCGGGGCAATAAACCCGGTGCACCTACACCGGACGAATATGCTAATCTAGAAAAACGAATTCAAAGTCAAATGGGGGCAAAATGAACTTATCAGAATCACTAGCTTCATTAAGAAACACATTAGATAACATAGATTATGACAAAGACCAGGTCTTATCAGAAGACAAGGGTCATTTAGATCATCCTGAAGATTTGATATTCTTAGGTGGAGTTCAAGGGGCTACTAGAGCAGTTCAATCTATGGTAGATACGGTACAAAACCCTGACAGAGTGACCATTAAATGGGACGGCTACCCTGCCTTGATCTTTGGACGTGATAGTCAGGGTAGATTCAGTATCATGGACAAACACATGTTCAACAAAAAAGACGGTACCGGTCGCCAAGTTTATAGCCCAGAACAGTTTGTACAATATGATATGGCACGTGGGGTTAACCGCGAAGACTTGCATCAAATTATTGCTGATCTCTGGCCTGGACTAGAAAAGTCAGATAGAAGCAAGGGTTATTACTGGGGTGACTTATTGTTTTCTCAACCTCTACAAGACCAGAATGGCATGTATAAGTTTAAAGCTAACCCTAATGGTATTGCATATACAGTTGAAGCTGATAGCGAAGTGGGGCAATTGTTTAACGGCAAGCAGGCAGCTATCGTTGTTCACCAGTTTATACCTGCAAATGCAATGACCACCGATGATGCTACGCCATTAGACGGAACTATAGGGAGTTTGAAAAACAACAGCAACGTAGCTATTGTTCCTGCTAAAATGCCTATTGCCCCTGCATTAAAATTAGATAATGCCGCAGCTAAAAAAGCAAGTGCAGTGATACAAAAGTATGGTCAATCAGTAGACGAATTGATGAATTCAGCTCCTCAAGCTAGAAACACTTTCAATGGTTTATTCACTACATACATCAACAAACGAATTGTGCAAGGAAATCTTAATGATTTGATGCAAGGTTTCTATGATTATGTTGCTACTCGTCCGATGACAGATTCAATGAGAGCTAAAATAGACAATCACTTAGAACAAAACAAAGCGGGAGTTCAGGGTGCATTTGAGATTTGGGTAGCACTGTACAACATGAAAATGAATATAGTAGCTCAGTTAAACAAGGCTGCTGAAGCAAGTCCCGTCAAAGGCTATTTGGACGACGGTACACAAACTCAAGAGGGGTTCGTCAGTCACGGATTGAAATTTGTAGATCGTATGGGATTTTCACGCCAAAATCTCGCCGGAAGATAAGCCAAAACCGACATTTTTTTGTGCCAGGCATAAATATATACATGAATCAGTAGGATTCAAATTTTTTAAGGATATTTTATCATGGCACAATTTACAAGAGTTAACGGTGACTTTTTACCCGTAATCAACTACGATAGCCCAGCGTATACAAACTCTGGCGTCAATGCTTTAACTTCTGCGGCTACAGTTCAGCCTCAAGGTCCTAAGCTAGACTTCTTCACGATTACTGGTAACGGTTCACAAATCGCTGACAACATCGCTACAGTGTTCCAAACTGTTGAGCAATTAGCTACTATGCACATCTATGAGTACACAAACGCTACAGATGACACATTGGCAATCGCTATTTACCCAGTTGGCGCATGGACAACAACTTCACTTGACACTGCTTTAACAGCAGCTTGGACAAGTGCTAACGTTTCTGTTGCAGCTACTGCTACATTCACAGGTTAATTTTAACTTAATTAAAAAACCCGAGATTTATTCTCGGGTTTTTTTACCTCTCTAAATACTATATGAGTTTTAGAATCACCTGTCATACCTTATTCGATATTACACAAACCGGTGTATTGAATCGTTCACGACCCGGCGATGACCAAGAAATGACGGAATGGATTAAGAAAAGAAACACGCAAGCAAACTTTGATACAATATTGCAAGTAATCTCACTGAGATCACAACCAGAAATAGTGTCGATGCCAAAACGAGTCGATATAAAATTTGATGAGTTTGATAACTTTGGATTTCTGTTTCAACAGTTAGAAAACGAGACTTATCCATGTTGGAAGTTCTCATTCGACATTCACCATCATAGTGTATTCAATGATGGTATCTCAGAGTTGGGTTCATTGTATAATGATTGCAACGGCGTACCCATGATACGATGCGGGACTGAGTGGGAAAAGCTTCCTAGCTTTTTAGATACAAGTGACGAATTAAAAAACATATATTTTACAGTAGAATATGAATGATGTAATGATTAACAAGATTAGCCAGTTTCTTAGCAAAGAATTTTTGCAGAACATGTCTAATATCTCAATGATTCAAAATAATGACGGTAGCTATGAATTTTTTAATAGATACACTGTACATCAAGTTAAAACTGGATACGAAGTCCATCTCAAGTATAACTCTGATGTCAAAATTTTCTCATCATTAAAAAACGCATTGACTTGGTGTATTTTTGAAAATAGAACAAAATTTACACAAGCCAGAAGAATTGAATACTTAGACAACATGTTAGCAGGTACTGAAGTTAGTATTGAGGTTCACAAAAACCTCATCAGAAAAACCAGTAATACTGAGAATCAACTGATTTATATCGCTAAATTAAGTGAAGAACAGGCAAAAAGAAAGCAGATGATAATAGAATTAGCTTCATTTGTAAATGAGTCTAAAAACTGGCAAACTAGAAAGTTTGTAGCAAAAAGATAAATATATTATAACGTTTGGAATACAACTATGAAATTAACCGATTTTGACAAAAAAACTTATGCACCTAAAGCATTATCAGAGAACTATCAAATGTCCTTTGATGTAACAGGCATGACAAAAAATGACACGCAGAAAATGCTACAAAAAGTCCGCACTTTGGCAAATGAAGCCAAAGAATCTACTGACTTCCACAGAAACCAAACTAGCCCTAGCTACATGAAACTTGTATTTATGGAACAGGCTTTAGTTCAGCGTTACAATGAATTATTGAGTCAACCAAGAACTCGTATCGTTGTAGAGAATGAAGAAGTAGACAAGTCTCAAGTTGTTTTGGCAGCACAAGACCTAGTGGATAGCGTACAAAAAATGCTAGAAAGCATTGGTCAAATGCAAGTCAAAGAACTACCTGCATTGGTCGATTCTATTGAATCTGAGATTGGTGTCAATGAAGCACAATCATACAACGATCAAGTTTCTGGTCAACTAGATACATTAAGCGGTGCATTGAAAGAGGCTTTCTCTGCATTGAAGTCTGCTCGTGACAGTATTACTGGTCAAGGCGGTGGCTTTGCTGATGCTGGTATGGATGCAGGATTAGACACTGGTATGGGTGACGAAATGGCAGGCATGGACGCTGGCATGGATGCTGAATTAGGTGCAGATATGGACTCCGATGTGACTACTGATATGGGTCCTGATTTGGAAGAACCTGAACCAGATGTAGGTGGCGCGGTAGGTCGTGCCAAGAGGTAATTAATGCGCCTCTACGAATTTGCTGATCCTATGATTACAAAACTTGTAGCCATAGCTGACCAGCTTAAATCAGATTTAGAACAAGGGGAGGCTGACCCTAATATGTTGGTTCCCGATTTCTTGCAATATCTGAAAAAATATGATATCATATACGACAAGACAGACTTGTACGATATGATTAAAAAACTTCCTCTAAAAAATCTTATCTCTAATATTCAGGGCGACAAAATTGTTTTCAAAGGATTTGGTACTCCAGAAGCACCACCTGAAGATGAGAGCCAAGGCATTGTTGCAGGCATGGCTAAAAAAGCCACTGGTCAAAAATGATTTCAGCTACTGAACCTGCAATCAAGAAGATAAAACAGCAAATACAAAGAAGAGGAAAAGGCTCGGGTATACGGATAGCTGTAAAAACTACCGGATGCTCAGGGCTTGCATACGTACTAGAGTTTGTCGATACACCGATAGACAGTGATTTAAAAGTGGAGTGCGATGGGTGCGCTATATACATAGACCCCAAAAGTTGCCCATATGTTCAAGGCATGATTGTTGATTATGCTAAAAACGGATTAAATGAAGGCTTTGAATTCAGGAATCCAAACGAACGTGATCGCTGTGGGTGTGGAGAAAGCTTTAGGATATAATGGAAATAACACACTTAGTAGTCAATGGTTGCAGCTGGACATACTGTCAAGGTTTAGAAGATCCCAAGACTCAAGGCTGGCCAGCTTTATTGGCTAAAAAATTAAACATCCCTGTAGTCAATTTAGCAGTTCCTGGATCAGGAAATGATACAATTCATAGACGCATCTATGAATACTATTTTGACGATCTACCAAACAACAGTAAACCCCTATACATCGTAGGATGGTCTCAAACATGGCGCCGAGAAGCATGGTGTAGGAAGTATTATCACAAGCACTTACCAGAGGGTTACTCATCTATCGCATTTCCAGAAGCTAAACCTAACAATTTTTATGAGGCTGCGCTATTAGATAACTGGAGTGAAGAAGATTTTCTTAGAAGAACAATGTTGTATCAGTTGTCATTAGATGCATTGTTTAAATCAAAAAATATTCCTAACTTAGCTACATTTTTTACAGAATATGAGAATCAAGAAACTCATCCTATATTAGAAAAATATAAAAATATAGTAGACTATATAAAAACTTCAACTAATACAATTGACCCTGTATCCCGAATGGTAGAACACTGTGAAAAATTACCTTGCGGTCACGATGGAATTGAAGCAATGGAGATTGTTTCAGATTATTTGTACGATGCGCTAATGACAAAATATGAAGCTATTATACCAGTTAACGATACTTATTTGTCATTAACAGAATTCAATGATAAAGATAAATCCGGATCGGTAATGAACAGTGCCTGGGAATAATATGTATATACCTAACAAATTTAACTATGTACCAATGTCTAGAGTAGAAATAGACGGAAAACGCCGTTATGCTACACCAGACGGTGAGAAACTACCTAGCGTTACTACGATTCTAGATGCAACTAAGTCAGAAGAATCTAAACAAGCACTTCAAAACTGGCGAAAGCGAGTAGGTGTGCAAAAAGCACAAGAGATTACTACTGAAGCTGCCGGGCGTGGCACTCGTATGCACAAGTGGCTTGAAGATTATGTCAAGACTGGACTTGTTGGTGAACCGGGTTCTAATCCCTACTCTATTCAAAGTAATAAAATGGCTAGGTCTATCATTGAACAAGGCATGATCAAGTGTACTGAATACTGGGGTACTGAAGTTCCGTTGTACTTCCCTAAGATTTATGCAGGTACGACTGACTTGTGCGGTGTGCATGATGGTGCTGAAGCTATCATGGATCATAAACAAACAAACAAACTCAAGAAGCGTGAATGGATAGATGACTACTTCATCCAGTTAGCCGCTTATGCTAATGCACACAATGAAGTTCACGGAACAAAGATTCAAAAGGGTGTAATTTTTATGTGTTCGGCAGATAATATATACCAAGAATTTATTATCGAGGGTGCTGAATTCGACAAATACACTGACCTATGGTTCCGACGAGTTGAACAATACTACATGAAGTTACTATGACCATTTAAGATAAATAAGTGTAAATCTTTTAAAAGAATACACTTATGGCTATAGTACAAATCTCAAAAATCCAACAACGTTCGGGAAACATCGTTGACTTACCACAGCTTGATGAGGCTGAGTTTGGTTTTGCTAGTGATGCTAAACGACTGTTTATCGGTAAAGTTTCCCCAAATGAGAACATTGAGGTTCTCACTTCTTATTCAAATATTGCGTTTAGTCAACTTGAGGGTTCCGTTGGTAACTTAGATATATCAGCTATTTCAGTAGACGATGGTCAAATTTTAGCATATGATGGAACAAATTGGGTCAATCGTGGCGGGGATGCAGGTGGATTAATTGACTTAGGAAATGTCGCTAATGTAAGTATTGGTGGCGGCGCCATCGGATATGTGTTAGAAACAGACGGCTTAGGCAATCTAGCCTGGACTCCTAAGGGCACATTATATACTCCAATCATTTCATTAAGTAATGCAACTCCAATCGTAATGCGAGTAGCAAATACAGTTCCATATACTAATGGTACAGCAGTCACTATTACAGGAGCTAATGGTGCTAACGCTAACTCTATTGTTAACGGACAGACTTTTTATATTACACTATCAGTAAATTATGCAACTTCAGGAAACGTGAGCTTATTCACTGATTCCGGTAGAACAATAGCAGCCGTTGGCACAAACTTAGGGGCATCAACTCCAAACGTTGCTATTGCTACTAGCGTTATTTCCGGGACTGGTGGAGGCACAGGAGTAGCCGGTGGCAGTTCAGGTACTGTTCAGTTTAACAATAGCGGCGTCTTAGACGGTGATGCTGACTTTACATGGGATTATACTAACAATATTCTAGCAGTTAGTGGCAATGCTAACGTAGGCAATTTAAATGCTACCGGAACAGTTACCGCATCAAGATTAGTTTCAAATGTAGCTGTCGGTACAGCACCACTAGCAGTTACAAGTACAACCCGTGTCGGTAATTTAAATGTAACATACTCTAACGTAAGTGACTTTGGTGTTACTACTTTACAAAATACAGGAACATTCTTTCCTGTATTTGTCAATGGTAGCGCTACTGCAAATAGAGCATTAGGTGCTAATGCTAACTTAGGCTTCAATGCAGCTACAGGTAATCTGTCAGCAACAATACTATATGCTAACACTACAATTACAGCGGTAGGTAATATTAGAGGATCTAACTTAGATACAGCAGGCAATGTTACAGCAAGTAGGTTAATATCAAACGTATCAACCGGCACTGCCCCATTAACAGTATCAAGTACAACACGAGTAGCAAATTTAAACGTTGCTTATGCAAACGTTGCAGATTTTATTAGTGTAGCTGATGTTACAACCGGAACATTTTATCCAGTACTTGCTAATGCCGCAACAGGCAACGTTGCAGAAGGCTCAAACGCAAACTTAACATTCAATGCCGCAACAGGTGCATTGAGTTCTACATTGTTAGGTGGAACATTAACTACAGCGGCTCAACCAAACGTAACTAGTGTAGGTACATTAACGTCATTGATTGTGTCTGGTCAGTTAACAGCAAATGATATTTCAACATTTGGTACAACAGGTGATGATCTGAACATTACCGGTGGGGCAACTACGACACTAAACGACTCTGGTGGAAACATTAACCTTACCGGCGGAACTGGTAACGGCACTGGCGTAGGTGGTGGACTATATGTTTACGGTGGTAACGCATCTGCTACTGGTAATGCAGCTGGTGGCCTTGCTACACTATCAGGTGGTGAAGGTTATGGACAAGGTCAAGGCGGTACCGTAACTATAACATCAGGTGCTAGTGCTAATACATATGGTGCTAAAGGTGGTAACGTTATAATCACTGGAGGTACATATGATGGTGCCGGGGGCGACATGACGATAGCCGGCGGCGAGGCGGCCGGCTTAAATCATATCGGTGGCGATATTGCGATCAAAGCAGGTGCAAGTACTGGTAATGCAACTGTAGGTAAGATCACTTTTCAAACAGCTACAACGGGCAGTACAGGAAATACAGTACAAACATTGTCTGATAGAGTTATCATTGATGATACTCATATGAACGTTAGATTTACTACTGCATCTAGTTCTACAACAACAGGTGCATTAGAAGTTGCAGGTGGTGTAGGTGTTGGTGGTAATGTTTACGCAGCCGCATTCTATGGTGCGGCAACTGGGTTGACAAGCATTCCGGGTGCTAACGTTACTGGCACTGTAGCAAATGCTACACATGCATCAACTGCTAACACAGTAACCAACGCGGCACAAGCAAACATTACTAGTGTAGGCACATTGTCAGGACTAAGTGTAGCTAGTGGTTCTATTACTGCAACAACACCTATATTAATAACGCAAACATGGAATAATGCAAGTGTCGCATTTACAGGCATTAGACAGAATATCACAAACACTAATAGTGCAGTTGGAAGCTTCTTATTAGATTTACAAGTTGGCGGCACAAGCCAGTTTACTGTAGGTAGTAATGGTAGTATTGTTGTAGGACAAAGCGGTGGCGGTGGAATTACTGCAAATGTATTGACTACCGGTGCAAATACTACTGCGGGCGAGATCACTGGTAACTGGACATTGAGTGCAGGATCAAGATTAAATGCAACATACGCTGACTTAGCAGAATACTATGAAGCTGACGCTCATTATGAGCCCGGTACAGTATTAGAGTTTGGTGGTGATAAAGAAGTTACATTAGCACAAGACGGAACAGCAAGAGTTGCAGGCGTAGTTTCCACTGATCCAGCATATGCAATGAATACAAAATGCCCGGGCATCGCAATAGCAATCGCACTGCAAGGTCGTGTACCTACTAAGGTACGTGGTACAGTGCGTAAGGGAGACATGATGGTTAGTGCAGGCAATGGATTTGCAAGACCATGGAACAACCCACAAATGGGAACAGTCATCGGCAAAGCATTAGAAAACTTTGACGGTATAGAAGGCGTTATTGAAGTCGCCGTCGGAAGATTATAATTAGGAAAACAAAATGGCATCAGCAATTTACACAGCAAACAGTACAAGTCAGTTAACAACAGTAGCAACTACTGATAAAGTTCGTATTGCTACAACTACATCAGCAATTGCAATAGCAGTAGGTAACTCTAGTGTTACTGCAAACTTAACCGCATGTGAAATTATTCCTGCTAATACTGTAGATAACAATTTCTTAATTGGGCAAGGTAATTATATAGCATATATCAATGTTGCAGGTTCAGCCGGCGCGTTCAGTATTAGTACATTGGGTATGAATCACGCTAATACAGGTACAGAATAAGATTTAGCTTGAGGCCAATTTAGTATCTTGGTTCGATCTACATTGGCAATCTCAAACATTCGTTGACGATTGTATAATAGCATTTCAAACTGATCTTCCCACAATCTATACAACTCATCAGGTGTCTTGTTATAAAGCGCCTGAATTTGTTTGACAACACTTTCGTAATGACAATCTAAGTCAACATTCTTAAACAAGTCTTTAGGTGTATATAGGTCAAGCTTTTCAAGTATTTTATAAACTTCTCTGCTACCATTGATTAAGAATGGTCTCATACCAAAGATAGGTTTCCATGTTTTTTCAGATAAGTGCCATGGGTCATTGTGTTCTGTTTCGCTTACTACTACTAGATAACTGTCTCGCCATATATTCAAATCACCCAAAGAACATGTATCTTCCGGTCGAGTAAATCTAGTATCACTAGAATGCTTTTCTTGATCTGTTTCTCCGGTCTTGCTGTCAATCTCTGGATAATGACCTTGCTCAAAAGTTATCCATCCTCTGTTAAGCAAGTTATTTTCTTTTAGTGAATCTACTAGCCACTTCCGATGAATGCTAGGTTTTCTGTTGTAGGCTAAATATAAGTTTTTAGGATCATGGTTAAGCATCATTTGATTAGTATCTGCTCTCAAATTACTATCAACAAACCAACTTGGTATCCAAGAATGCCAATGTTCATCAGAAAATCCTACAAACGAAGAAGTATAACCTTTTCCAGTCAAATAATGATAAAAATTCATGTTGGAGTATGTAATCCAATAATTACCATCAATTGATCCTGCATACCATATTTTAACTTCTTTGTCGGTGCCCAAACTTTCTACCAAATCTATCAATGGCTTTGTCTTATCCCAATTTGCATTAAACCATGTCAAATTAACCAAAACATTGTGCTGATATGTAGATTGTTTTACTATCTCTTTTTTAAGGCTGTTAAGCCATTCTCTTTCAAATATACCCAGTTCTTTAGGATCACTTGTATAATAGATCCTATCCTGTGTATTCTTATAGAAAACTTCATTTTCTAAATTATTAAATTCGTGAACTGTTGTCATAATGATATTTATAGGATTGTCCCCCAACACATAAATAACACTAGGAGCACATTATGGCATTTAAATTAGCACTTATTGAATTAGTAGACAGATATTGCATAGCACAGGTAAAACTCAGTATACTTGGAAACAACCAAGATGAGTTTGACTTTTATAAAGAACAACTTAGTTCTGAATTCGATATTTCTACAGTAGAAGCAGACTTAAAAGAATTAACTGACATACATCGTAGAATTTGGGATATGGAAGATGACTTTAAGAAATGTGTAGTAGAACTAAAATATCCATTAGAAGAAATTGGACGAAGAGCAATTTTAATCAGAGACATAAACATAGATCGCTACGCTATCAAAAATAGGATTGCAGAAAAACTCAATGATCCTATTCGTGAGAAAAAACGATATCACACTCAAGTCATATGATGTGCAAAGGTTTCTTTAGACTTAAGAACATTTAAATTATATTCAACAATGGGCTTGCAACTATTTAAAAATACTTGTAGCTCATCATCTTTTAGACTAGCCAATCTTTCAGCTTCTTTAGCTATCATAAAGCATCTTTTAGAGGCATCGAGTTCATCATCATATGATTCATCAATCATTGGACTGAATGTCTTATATCCTAACTTTTTCAACAATCTTAATACACCAGGCACACCTGCTATCATGAACGGATGTTTATGTAGCATCGGTTTAAATGTCTTTTCACTTATCGCCCTTCCTATTGTATTTCCACCCGCAGAAAACTCAGGACTACAAAGCGTTTCTGTAACTATTGAAAAATAAGTATCTTCATAGTATCGTTTGTGTAAACTATGATACACTGCCCCTTTCCAGTGTATAGTTGAACTATCAGTATCGATATATAGTTTGTCTAGTGCTTTGACTATACTTTCATTAGACAATAATAATTGAGTAGCATCTTCTGAATTAACACACCACTTCAGCATTTCAGGAAACATCTCATCCATCGATGGGTAATCACATATACATGCATTGAGACTTACATATCCGTTCGTCCGTATTGATAGTGCTTCTAGTAACGAAACCATTAATAATCTGTGAGGTCTCCATAGTCCGTTTAAAGATATAAATGTATTGTCATATGTTTTTTTGTCCAGAGTATTAGAAGCATACTCATTTCTCCTAGTTAACAATTCATGCTTAGCCACTAGTTCAAATAAACTAATGAATTCTGACTTGATCTTAGGTAAATTTAACTTTGAGCTAACAGCAACTATCTCTTTGTCTATATCCGCAGAGTTTGTCAAATATAGAATGTTAGATGGATCTATACCTGAAGCTACAACTACATCATTGTATATGTCCTCAACCACATAATGATATGCTTCATGCACATGAGAGATACACAATATAACTTCACCCTTTTTAATCTGTTCGTATATTTCAGGTCCGGCTAGTTTTTCTATGGGATAGTGATAAAAAGCGTCCCCATTGATAAACTCTACGTACCAGTAATCTTTGTCATCCCAGTTTCTCACTGCGGTGCCTGGCCATCCACCGTGTCTGATCTTGGGTTCGGGTGCAATTGAATTGCGGTTATTGTGTGTTTCTAAGTAGAAATAGGAATCTTGATTTAGTAATGACATTCGATATTTAGTAGAGACCTTGATTTTCTAAATATTTGATAAATATCATGTATACTTTCATGGTGAAGGTTTATGCAGTACCCACTGCGTAGCGACTAGAACTCGCACTAACATTAAGGAAAATCAAATGGGACGTCCTCTAAAAATAGCCAAGGCTCAAACGGTCTTAACAGTAACAAACACAACAGCAACAACCAACATCGTTACAGTGTCACAAACACTAGCTACCGTAGGTGTTATTGCAGGTATGCCTTTCGTACCAGCAACAACTACAGGTACAAACTTAGTTGCAGGTACAACATATTACGTCTTGCAAATAACAGGTGCAAGCACATTCACTGTTTCTGCAACACCTCTAAACGCTAACCCAACATACACAGCAGTTACATTAACTACTGGTACAACTGCATCACAGTTGACAGTTGGATTGATTGGCACAGGTTTTAACAACCCGATCGGAGCAGCTAACACATACGGTGTTGTTGGCGGAAATACAGCATTGTATGGCAAGCAAACTCTAGCACGAGTTGCTATTGGTCAAAACGGTACTGGTACGTTGTATGCAATCGACTCTACTGAATTCGTAACTGGTATAGGTACAGATTTAGCAAACACTTTGAGCGTTGGTTCAGGAATTCAAGTTGCAGTAGCAAACATTAACGGTAGCACAAACTACGTTGATTTAGGTTTTGCAAATACAGTACCCGGCCTAACAACTGTTGCTGTTGCAAACACACAAAATACAGGTAATATCATTGGTACTACTGGCAACGCAGAAACACTAATTGTTAACGGCACTGTAACATTTAGTGCTAACTTAGGTGGTCTAGTTACTGGTACAACTTATTTCGTTAAAGCTGTTGCAAACTCAGACGCATTTACAGTGTCATTATTGCCAGGTGGAGCTGAAGTTGATTTGTCAAATGCTACAGGTACACCTGACGCACAACAAGATGTAGTTGAATTAACTGCAAACGCCGCAGTGAATGCAACTAATGCTGCATTTATATTTGCTGATGACGAAGCAGGTTATATCGTTCGTCAAAAAGGCAAGACAAAGTATTTGGTAACAGGTGGTACAACTGGTTTGACTGCACAATGTTTTACTGTTAATTCAGCTAACGCAGCACTAACAGCAAACACAATGAATATCTTGTCAACTAATGCCGCATCTGGAACTAATTTTATTAGTTCATTGAATGATTATAACAGTGAAGGGTTCCCAGCAACTGTGGCTGCAGGTTCACTATCAGCCGGTACAGTATACACTGTCTATAACGTTGGTACAACTGATTGGACTGCTGTTGGTGCATATTCTAGTATGACTGGTATCACATTCACTGCTACTGGAGCAGGTTCTGGTACAGGTACAGCGGTGTTAGCTAACGTTAACCCTGATGTTATTGCTACATTCAACACAGCGTATGCAGCAAATACATATGGCGGACAACCTAACCCAATCGTAGTTATTGCTAGCGCATAATCATGACAACCGGTAGAGCTATTAAAATGCCCAAGACTGAAACTGAAATAGCGGTTCTTCAAGTGCAAGTTCAAAACATTGAAAATGATATCAGTGAAATAAAAACTGATATCAAAGATGTTACTGCCAGCATTGCAAAGAATAATGAGGATACTCACAAATTTCTTAAAGAAATGAAAGATGCTAGTGCAAATGCTCATAAGTCTATGTCTGAAAAAATATCAGCCTTAGAAAAATGGCGATGGATGATGATGGGAGCCGGTATAGTTCTCGGATCATTAGGTTATGATACGATATCAAACTTACTAAAATAAAAAAGGGGCTTATAGCCCCTTTTTTGTTAGTGTCTCTAGTTTTGTCTGCACTACATCAAAATTAACTGTATTAAACAAACCAGGATGTAATGGTTTGGGATAATATTCTTCTGCTACCCAGGCATATCCACAGTGTTCGTTGTTTAATATAGGTCTGAATTCTTCTTCAACTGAACAGAAGAACGTATGATACGTGAAGCTACCATTCACAAATTTTTGAATAGGTATAAGTTTCCAATCTTTATCCCAAATTTGCATTTCTTCTAAACACTCACGTTCAAGTCCTTCTAGTAAGGTCTCGTCATTTTCTATTTTGCCACCAGGCATACTCCAACTAGGATTCTTATCTGTACGCAACAGATAAAGATATCTAGTAGTATTTTTGCAATAAAAGAAAATTCCTGCGGAAGTCATATAATGATTTATCAGTTTCAAATCACTATAGAATAATCTCCTTGATCGTACCAACCTTCAAATGACTTCATCCAAGCTTCTTCTTCCGGAACATATCTATATTGTACGTTTGTTGTTAGGTTAGTGACATATTCCACATTGGTCGTTGCCAATGCTTCAAATACTACTTCCCAAATCGTTCCGTTGTATTCTATGATATCGTTAGCTTCTGCTACTAAACTACCCCATGCAATAGTAGAAGCAGACCCGCCAATATTTTCAACAATTAAATATCTTCTACCGGGTATTGGTGCTGGTAAACCCGCACCCGGGCCAGATGTTAATGGATTTACTACTGCATCAACTGGATCAAGTGTGTTTTGCGGCAATGTGTCAGGATCAATATCATATATTAATATTCTATCGTCTAAGGGGTCTACCACAATTGTACCTACTATCTCTGTATCCATATATGGATTTTGTAACCATATTTGACTAATACCTGGTTGATATGCTCCGTACGTGTTTAATAATGATGTCCAATACAAAGATGTATCAGGTGCAGGTGGCAGTGATAAGTTTTCATTGGATGGATTAAATGTCTGATTAGCCGGTAACAATTGAAGTGTATTGTTGAGTAATAACACTTTATAACCATACGGTGTAATCTTTTGTCTAGTTCCCAATAACAAATCATCATTTTGTGTGTCTTGCAATGCATTACCTTTGAAAATACTAGCAATAATCTTTTGAATAACACCCATCTTCTTTAACTTAGCACTAGTACTCAACCATATAGGCATGTAAAACTTCCATGTCAACACATCGATTGGATTGCCTGTACCCTGCGGTATGCTACGACTACTAAAAGTTAAACCGTCTTGGTAAACAACACTCAATGATGTCCAATCTATGAAGTTGTCAGTAGATTGTATTTCCAATGAAGGATTGAATAATGTACCTAGCTGTTCTATTAGTTCTAACTTTTGATTATAGTTAGTAGTCCAAAAATCAACTGTAATACGCAATGTGTATGGCACCGGCATCAATCGTTCAACAGTAAATGCCTGACCTTGTGTGGTTTCGTAAGTTTGTGTAGAGGAATTATATGTTCTCTGACGAACTTGTGTCTTTTCAACAAAGGTTGGATCTTGAGTTCTACGCTGGTCGTATTCTAACCCGCTGATGTAGTAAGATATTAAAGGTGCGCTAGGCAAATTACTTGCACTATTCTTTGCGATAATCGTACTAGCCTGACGACTACTATCACCGTACATGATAGGAACACGAACTATGATATCATTACCTGCAGGATCTTTACCTTTGGTAACATACCATTCGCTGAATATTTTTGCAAATTGTAATAAGAATCTGCGTATCTGATTATCGTAAAAGTATTGTGCCATTTGTTATTCTATCGGTGGTAGTGGGTCAGGTGACAATCTAAGAATTGTTGACAAGCCCTGTGCTTCTGGCACAGTTGTTTGCGTTTGTTGTAGATAAATTTCGTTATCATTATTAATAAAGCCTGATAATAATGATTTATCATCGTAAGTGAAGCCCGTATCCGTTCTTACATTTTCACTGATTCGTACCCACATTGTACCATCCCAACGGAATAGTAGTTGAGGTAAATAGTCAATTCGTAAGAAATAGTCTCCGACTTGAGGATTTTGTGGGAACGATATACCTGATCCAGTTGGATATCCATTAGGTGCTTGACCATCACCTGATAAGTAGCCTGCACTGTATCCAAAATCTCTAGGACTTGATCTAGCAATATATTGAAATCTAGGATCACAGTCAGCACGATAATCCATTTGCTGTGTAATGTCACCTGTGAAGCCAGGCAATTCAGGGTTTTGATCAGCAGTCGAATATGTATTATCAGCAGTACCATATGGTCCGGTGATCGCACCTAGACTTTGAACTGACAATATCATATCATTAGATACTGCACCGGAGCCTGAAGATGTTCTATTAGGTGCTACTTCTACAAGTTGCAAACTAGCCTGAACAAACTTATCTAGTGCATCAACATGATCCATATCTGCGGTCATGTCCCATATGCTCTTTAAAGCTGCCTTAGGAACTCTAATGACTGGACTTGGATTCTTAAAATTCTTGTCACGCATCATTGTAACTGTACCAGTAGGAGAACCTGTAGTAGTGTTTACATTTACAGGCGGCGCTGGCTGATTAATTTTATCAGAAAATACTCCGTTTTCTTGATATTCCCCATATGTGGGAACTACATACAATTTACTATTATCATAACCAGATTTAGGTACTAATCGTTTAGCTTCATTAATGCTTGCATTATTGATTTGTATGTTTCTATTATATGTAGATAATATATCTTTGAGATTATCTGCATCACTAAGTTGCCAATATGTTTCGTTTGGTGGCATAACACCTATAGGAACTTCAGTAAGTGATGTGTAGTTTTTATCACCGAATGTAATTACATATCCTGCAGGATATGTTTTGTCTTTATCCCATATACCAAGATAAGTATCTTTGTTAATAGGAGCTTGTAATATCTGACTAAATTCTTGACTATCAACTAATGGTTCACATTTAATACGCCATAGATGAGGGAACCAAGTTTGGCTAAAACCTTCTGAAGCATAATTTGAATCGGTTACCTGATAGAATCGTTTTAGTGCAGTGGGAATGTCTTCTTTTAACGGATTATAATCTAATAAGTGCGGTAACTCTAATACATCACCAACCATTAACTTGCGACCAATAATATCAATCATATCATTGTAATGAACGGTAATGAAAATAATGTCATTATTTAAGAATAAACCAAACTGACTTAAATCAAAATCTAAGTTTTGGACGTTATAATGTCCGCGAAGCCGATAAATATCTGGATCATATGACCTATCTCTATTCTCAAGGAATAATAAGTCTTGGATATTGTTTGGGTTTAAACTATCATATTGAGGCTGAGTATAATCTATACTAGTACCTTGATCCGTAGGACCCAAATACTTGTGAATATACATATCCGTACCACCCACTGTAAATTGTTCAGAAATGGTTCTGTCCAAAAAACGATAGTCATTTTGTTTGTTTTCGCGGTAAAGGCTTAATCTTGGCATGTAGTATTTATCGGGAAAGGCTTGACAATAATTGGGAAATCATATATAATACTCGTATTACTTTCAATTTGGAGCACACATGGCAACTCGTAAATCTGTTAAAAAAGCTGTTGACCCCTCAGTCGTCAAAACTCTCGACCCGCGAGATCCTGACACCAAGTACTTTGGTGCCGAACCTGTGTTTGTCACACAGCCTGAGAATCGTGCGGCTGAACTGATTCGTAGTTTTAATTGGTATAGTCGTTTCTATGGTCGCAAAGATGCAAAAGACTTGATTGTTCAATATCTAGACCTCAGTGGCAATGACGGGATAGCTAAAGTTGTTCGCAAGGTTGATGAAAAAGAACTCAACCCTACAATCTGCTGGTTGGCTAGGATGACTCTCCGAGGTCTTACTCTGACTGAGGATGAACACAAAAGGTTGCAAGATGAAATCAACCGATTAATCAAAAGTGTACACTCTCCTGAAGTCAAAGTAAGCCAAACTGGTGCAAAGAAAGAAGTTGTAGTAGTCAAAGAAGTCACTCGGCCCAATGTTCAAGAAATCATGCGAGACAAGGCACGTGAGGCCGGTGGCGAGATTGAGGGACTATTCGATGATTTCATTACAGCAGGCGCACCTACAAAGCACACATTAAAGCCAATGGATGAAGTTGCGAAGAAAAACGTTTTGCCGCAACATATCCCTATGTTGGTTGAAGCTTGGAAGAAAAAACTAAACGAATTCGAAGAATTACAAAAGGGCAAAGATTCTCAATTGGTTCAAGGTTATGCACACTTGACTAAGATTCAGGTTCGTAACATTGTAAAGTTTATCGAACAAGTACTGAACGATTTAAATGCATACGTAAACGTCAAGAAAGCCGCAAAGACTCCTCGTCAACGTAAGGCAGTACCTGTTGAAAAGTTGGTTGCAAAACTCAAATACCTTAAAACGTTCAAGGATACTGCAACAAAACTTGACCTTACTAGTCTGCACCCTGTCAAGTTGCATGGATCAAGTGAAGCATGGGTCTATGACACTGCCAAGCGCAAACTGCATCATTTTATTGCCGATGAATACTCTAAGACGTTCACAGTCAAAGGTAACACCTTGCTTGGGTTTGATGCGGCAAATAGCGAAGTAAAAACCCTTCGGAAGCCTGCTGAACAACTCAAAGAAATTATGGGTAGCAAGCCGGCCGCTCGTAAATACTTCAAAGATATTAAAGCTGTTGCGACTACACCAAATGGTCGCTTCAACGAATCTATGATTATATTGAAAGCGTTTTAATGGATAAACTTCTAATCTGCGGTGATAGCTTTGCCGCTGATTGGACTGTTAAGGTAAAGGGAAAAGGTTGGGTCAACC